ATGGAACTGGAAGAGCTAGAACCTTCAAAGCTGATCGGCCCACAGCAGGACGTGGAAACTGTCGAATCCTGGGCGGAACGTAACGGCCTGACGTGCTCCATGGCCCGCGCCTGGGTCTACCGGGGCGTACTCCCCACCGTAAAGCTCGGCAAGCGCCGCATGATCAATAGCGCGTTGCTGCGTAGCTGGCTGCTGGAGCAGGAGTGGACCGCATGTATCCTCCTCTCTATACGCAAGCCGCCTTCGCCGCTCTGGCCGGTGTGTCCGTGGACACGGTCGCTGGTTGGGTCAGGACTGGAGCCGTCGAGAGCGTGAAGCTGGGCAAAACCCGTCTGGTGCGTTTTCCGGGGGTGGACCAATGAGCCGCACAGACCAGCAATTCAAGCTGCGCATGCCTGCTGCACTCCGCGCCCAGATCGAACGGTCCGCTTGGGCTGCACGCCGCTCCCTGAACGCCGAAATCGTCCTCCGCCTGGAATCGTCCTTCGGCCAGGTTGCGCCCAGCACCAATGAACAGGAGCGCTCCGCATGATCCGCGCCGTCTACGGAAAGCCAGGGGAGGGGATGACCTATGCAGAAGCCGGCCAGCTATCAACGCCTTCCGCACGCCCAGGACTGCGACTGCTCTGTCTGCTGGTCCAGACGCGAAATGGCGAAACCCGCTCCCTTCCGGTCCACACAATGCGCCCAATGCCGCCCCGCGTATGCGCGGCCGATTCGCACGCTGCAAATGGGCTGCGTCGGTGGAACCTGGAAGCCTCTGCTCTCGGAGTGGAAAGTGGAACCGGCCTTTATCTGCGAGAAGCACACGCCACCCGACCGCCCCGCGAAGTGGTGGAGCGTTATCTACGACTCGGGCAAGCCAACGCCTTACGTGCCGATTCACGAACCGTTCGAGCTGGTGGGGTAGGGCGCAAGCGGATGCAGGTTCGTATCGCGTCGCCTAACTGGCATGAGATCGGTCGGGAGCTGACCGTTGGCGGGGAGCTGTACGGGCACGTCACCTATCGCCGGGATGTTCCTCTGTTCATTCCGTTGGACGGTGGCGAGCCAACGAAACACCGGTCCCTCGTCGAGCTGCGTCGCTATGTCGCTGAGCGTTATCAGGCTGAGCGCGTGGCCGAAGAGGTCAGGGGCCGCGCTCCCGGCTCGTCGGATCACGCTTCACCGATCCGGCGAACGGAAGCACGGGCGAAGCGCACCCTTGACCCTGCACGAACCGGAACAGCCTCCGCTCGTGAGTGCGGGAGCGCTTTTCCCTCCCGCGCTCCCGAGCCCTCGGCGGCGAGAGTGGGATGACAAGGGCGAAGCCCTTGGTGTTAACCAGCGTTGCGGATGATTAATTAAATTAATGTTTGCTCAAGTGGAAAGTGTCAATTCAGCACTATTCGTCTCATTAAAAAATGAAGTATTGAATGTTTTAATACTTGCTAAATAGTTGTTCCAAGAGCGTTCAAATACAGCTATAGATAACCCGCAAGCCAAGTAACAAGCCGGTCGCAGTGAAATTGCTTTTTCACTCGTTCGGGATCGCTCGGCCTGCAGAAAGCAAAGCAGCGCAATAAAGCGCAACTAGAGAGAGGAAACACAAGATGGCACGTTCGACTATGGAAGTTGCATTTCTCGGCACTCAACGCTTCGACGGTGAAGCGGGCCAGAAGTACATCAAGGTCTTCTACGGCGATGAGCCGGACGGCAAGACCGAACACGGCCTGTCGATTATCGGCATGGCAGCAGCGGACGAAGTAGCCGATGAAATCTTCGCAGCCGGCGCCCAGTTCGAGCCGCTGCAACTGGTGTGCATCCACTTCGAGATTGCCCGTGGCGGCCAGAACAAGGGCAAGAACCTCGCCCTGCAACTGGAAGCAGTCCAGACCCGCGCCGCTGCCGAAACCCCGCGCAACCCAGCTCAACCCCAGGCCAAAGCCGGCGATCCGGCCAAGGCCAACTAAGGGGAGGGGCGGCCATGTTGATCAGTGACCGAGTGATCTGCGACTGCTGCGGCAACGACATGGGCAAGCTCATGGCGCTGCCCGCCCCACAAAGCGATCTGCTGCCCGATCTCAGCCTGCCGCCCCATTTCGCCGTCTGCCCCGACTGCGAACCGCTCGAACAAGCCGCCGACCTCCTCGAGGCCGGTGCATGAATTTCCTCGCCTGTGACGGTGACTGGCTGCAAGGCGCCGATGGCTCGCCCATCTGCTCCGGCTCGCTGGTGGCCCTCACGGTCGAGGAAATGCAGAGCCTCTACGGCGCTGCACTCACCTGGGAACAGGTCACCGAGCTACAGGGCGAAGCCATCGTGTTGTTCGCCACCGTGTTCGGCTTCCTGGTCCTGAAAAAAGTCCTGAAACAGTGAGGTATCACCCCATGCAACACATCAAGACCCTGCGTCGCTCCCTGGGCGCCGCTGCTGCAACCGGCCTGCTGGCCGTTCAACAGGCCTACGCTGCTGTCCCGGCTGAAGCCACTGGCGCACTGGATGAGGCCGGCACCGACGTCGGCACCATCGGCTGGGCCGTGTTCGCCGTGATCATCGCCGCCATGGCGTTCAAGTACATGCGCCGCGCCCTGTAACCGGAAACCGCGCACTGCATGTGCCGAAGCAAACAAACCCCGCTCCGGCGGGGTTTTCTCTTCAAGGGAAACGCCAATGAGCTACGAACTGTACGTCCTGATCCTTTCCACCCTGGCGTTTTACCTCGTGTTTTTTGGGCGGGTGTGAAATGCGAGTCGTCTTCTTTCTTATATCAATCTTATATTCTTCGATTTCGTATTCTAATCAATATCCTTGGACTACAAACTTTGGTGGTTTCTATCCGTCTCCAGAAGAGGCGTGTAATGCTACTTCATCGCAAGCTATTGCGAAGTGGAAAAGCATGCATGCGCCGGGTTCTTACCAGTCTTATATATCGCTGAGCCCAGACGGTGTACAGTTCCTTTCGTCGACTGCTTTCAGTTGCATGTATCACGCTAGTCATCCGGCTGGTCTTTCTGAGCGCACCGGAATTAGCCATAATGCATCAAGAGGCCTTCAGTGTGTTTCTGGTGATACTCGAATCACTGGTGTTCCTGTTGGTCGTGATAATAATGGTGAGTATCAGGATTTCGGTTCTTATTACGCTTCTAATCAATGTTTTTCTGGCTGTGATGCGCGATATGTTGGTGGTGACGGCTCTGACGGAGCTTATACGTTACCTGACGACACTGATACATTGGTTTATGAGAATCTGACTTATGAATTAACTGGTTCTGCTTGTTCCGCCTCTAGTGCAGATCCTGTTTTCACGCCCCCCGCGCCTCCATCTCCTGAAGAGCCTCAGCCTGAAGAGCCGGACGGTGGTGATACAGGCGGTGGCGGCGATACTGGTGGTGGCGGTGATACAGGCGGTGGCGGCGACACCGGTGGCGGCGGTGATACGGGCGGTGGCGGTGACACCGGTGGTGGTGGCGATACGGGCGGTGGTGGTGATACCGGTGGCGGTGATGGCGACGGAGATGGCGGTAGCGCTTCGGGAGCGAATTGTGATCAGCAATTAGTATGCGCCGGCGATGCTGTCCAGTGCGCCATTCTTCGACAGCAAAAGGCACAGCGTTGCCATGCTGAGGAGCAAGCCGATTTCGGCAAATATAAGTCTGATATTGAAGGGCTCTTTCAGGGTGAAGAATTCACTCTTGACGAGGGTTCCGGCTATATACAGCTCCCTTCTTTTGTTTCTCGGGGTACTCGCTTTCTACCTGAAGTTTGTCCCGCAGCTGAAAGATTCACCTTGCGCACTCGTGGTGGGCGCACTTTTGAGCTTAGTTATGAGCCTCTTTGTCACGCCGCCAGTAGTTTGAGCGGTCTGTTCGTGGCTGTCGCCACTGTTCTCGCCGCGCTCTATGTGGGCCGCTCCGTAGGGGGTCAGTAATGCACTTCATGTTTATTGCTCAACTGCTCGTCATCATTGCCGGTCCGCTGGTGAAGATGGTGCTGAGAATTCTGGGTTGGGGCTTTATCACCTATTTCGGTTTCAACGTGATCATGCAGGAGGCTCAGGATTATCTGTTTGGAAAGATGGGAGATGTGGGGCCGATAATTCAGGGCATTCTAGGATTGGCCAAGTTTGATGTAGTGGTAAACATTTACTTTGCTGCGATCTCCACGCGCTTCATTCTCGCCGGGATCGACAAGGCCACCGACCGTCGCCGTGCTCAGGTCTGGCGCAAGCCGGGCGGTACCTCCATCGAAGCATAAGGGGGCGCCGTCATGCTCGTTATCCGCACCGGCAAACCCGGCCACGGCAAGACCCTCAATACCATTCGCGAGGTCGACCAGACCGCCCATGCTCAAGGGCGGGTCGTCTATTACCACAACATCAACGGCCTCAAGCCCGAGCAGCTGCAAGCGCAGTGGTTCGAGTTCGAGGAGCCGGAGAAGTGGTTCGAGCTGCCGGCCGACTCGATCATCGTGGTCGACGAGGCCCAAGGCTGGTTTGGCGCACGCGATCCACGCGCCCGGCCACCGGAGCACATCACCCGATTCGAGACCATGCGTCACCAAGGCCACGAGGTGCATCTGGTCACGCAAGATCCGCGCTATCTGGATGTGCACCTGCGCCGTCTGTGCAACAGCCATATTCACTACTGGCGGGTGTTCAAGTCCGCCCAGCTGCTGCGCTTCGAATCCGAAGTGGTGGTTGAAAAGGTCGAGGTAAAAACCAGCTTCAAGGATGCGGACAAGAAATCGTTGCGCCTCGATAAGCGCTACTTCGGTGCGTATACCAGCACCAACGCCAAGCACCACTTCCAGACCAAGGTGCCGACCAAGTTCATCCTGGCCATGTGCGTGCTGATTGGCGCGGGCATCCTCGTCTATCGCGCTTATGAGCGCTACGACAGCGAGAAACAAAAGTCGGCTAACGCGGCGGCTGCTACTGCCGATCAGGCTGGCGGTGTCGTCGATCAGGTGAAAAGCACGGTAGGGGCATTCATTCGTCCCGTCGATAGCGCGGCTCAGCAGGCGGCGCCGATGACCGTTGAAAAGTACGCGGCTTTGCGCACGCCTCGCATTCCTGATGTTCCCAGCTCGGCGCCGATCTATGACGAGCTGACCAAGCCTCAAACCTATCCCAAGCTTTCCTGCGTCATGAGTTCCGATCAGGGCTATATCGAGCGCAATCGAAATCGCTATCGAGTCATTCGTGCCGGTGGCAAGGGCTACATGTGCGAGTGCTATTCCCAGCAGGGTACATGGCACAAAACGTCATTCTCGTTTTGCAAGAACGCCGTCGAGCACGGCTATTTCGACCCCGCGCGGCCCGATCCGAAGCCGCCGCAAGCACCTATGCAGGCTGGCAATAGTCAGCCTCGGTCATTCGAGCAAGCAGTTTCCGGGGCCTTGGAAACTGCTCCCAAGGGCACTTCCGTGGTCGTGGTGCCCTATGAGAAGGAACGCTTTCTGTGGTGATGACCGTCAGCGCGTCAATGCACGCACGGCGAGGCACGAGCCGGCGTGCTCGCGCGCTGACGTCCCTGTAACACGTCAGATAAACCCAACTGAACAGTGTCGATTCGTTGCAATTTGGAGCAGTAGAAAATGACCGTTAAAGATCAAATTCGTGTTGACCGACAGTTCCAGGAATCGCCGACCGGGCGAGTGTTCTTCGATAGCCATACGGCAAAGCTGACTGACCTGTCGGGCGTTCGCTTGCTGCGTTGCGGTGTCGATACGGTTCGGCAGCTGTATCGTGGACTGATACGTCCGGAAATCATGGCGCTGTTCGAGAAACCGGGCGTCATGGTCGAGTTCGCTGGGGAATTCTGGCATGCCGGTCGGGTAGGGCGAGACTCAGGCTATCAATACAAGCTCCAGAACGCCGACCTCGGGTTCATCCTGCTCATCAAGAACTTCAACGCCAAGCTGGAGAACATCGGGCCTCACCTGAAAATCGAGGTGTCACCGCACGCCATCGACGCGCTGTCGCCTGAGCGTCTGCAGGAGCGCATGGATTATTACGCTGCAGCCGTGATGACCCATCGCGAACGCAACCAATGCGCCGTGCACCTCGCCCTGGATCTGCAAGGCTGGAAGCCTCCGGTGGATCTGGTGGCGCGCCTGCACTGTCGAGCACGGACACACCGGGATATCTCGGGCATCAACGAAATCAACTGGGCGACCAAGTCCAGCGTCTACGGTCGTGGCGAAACGTCCATGTTCGGCTCTGCCGGTGGCGTCCAGCTCTGCATCTACAACAAGACCGAACAGGCCCGCGCGACCGATAAGCTCGATTTCTGGGAAAGCGTCTGGCGTCGTCGTGATTCCTTCGATGCGACCGACCCGGATAACTACAACCCAGAGGCTGACGTGTGGCGCATCGAGCTGCGTTATCACCATTCGGTCATCCAGCAGTTCGCCAGCGGGTCGATCAGCGCTAAGACAGGTGAAGCCATCGAGACGGATTCCTTCGCAGCCTTCGCGGGCCATCTGGACGGTCTTTGGCGCTACGGACTGTGCCAGTTCAAGTTGCTGCATCGGCCAGGGCAATACGAGCCGATCTGGACGCTCATCCGTGATGATGTTCGAGTCGATGTGCCGGTTGATTCCCTGGTGGATGAAACCGAGTACAAGCGGTACTACAAGACCTCGCGGGGCTTTTCGGGCAAGAACGTCGAGCTCTTCCTGGGAAACTTCGTAAGCCTGCTGGCACGGGAGCGAGTGGGCGCTAAAACCGCATTTGATCGACTGAAAGATTGGGAATGCTGGCCGGTCATTCGTGATCACTACGCCGCCAAGGACATGAGCGAGCGGGATCTGTACAAGCACATCAAGAACTTGCTGCAAGAAAGGCATGTTCGATGGGGTAGGGCGGTCTGATGGCAATCGAGCAACTGCCTGATGGTCGCTGGAAAGTCGACGTTGAACCGGTGAAAGGGCGTCGTTTTCGTAAGACGCTGAAGACCAAAGCTGAAGCGATGCGCTTCGAAGCGCCCTGCCGATCCAGGTGCACCGAAACGCCTGATTGGGCACCCCGTCCAAAGGACAAGCGCAGGCTCTCCGAGCTGGTCGAGCTATGGTTCGACCTTCACGGCGTCTCGCTCTCCGATGGCGTTCGGCGTGTGGCGATCCTGCGGGCGTGTGCAAAGGCGATGGGCGATCCGATAGCTCGTATGGTCGATGGCGCGAAGATCGCTGCCACACGCGCGCGTTGGATGTCAGCTGGCGTCACCGGTAAGACGGCGAACAATCGCCTCGGCTACCTGAAAGCGGTTTACAACGAGCTGCACAAACTCGACGTGATCGACTATCCCTGTCCATTCACACGTATTCGCCCGGTTCGTCTGCAAGAGCGGCCCTTGACCTACCTGACCAAGCCGCAGATATCCGAGCTGCTCGATGCGCTCCAGGCGCGGACCACTTCTCCACATCCGGCGATGGTGGCGCGGATCTGCTTGGCGACCGGGGCGAGGTGGGGTGAGGCTCAAGCGCTGCGACCGGAGCGGATTCGAGGCAACGCCCTGGTGTTCGCCAATACCAAGTCGAAGCGGGTGCGGATGGTCCCGGTAACGCCGGAGCTAGTCGCGGCGATCAAGAAGCACTGGCAAACCTACGGGCCGTTTACCAACTGCATTGGCGTGTTTCGGCTGGTCCTGCTCTCGACCTCGATCAAGCCACCACGCGGACAGGCAAGCCATATCCTGCGGCACACCTTCGCAGCTCACTTCATCATGGGCGGTGGCCATATCGTGACGCTGAAAGAGATCCTGGGTCATGCCTCGTTGAACATGACGATGCGCTACGCCCACCTTGCGCCTGAGCATTTGCATGATGCGATCAGGTTGGGACCGTTGGCCGGCATCACGTTACCGCTCGCCAGTCAGTAATCGAATCAATTGAAGGAGGTGCGCCACTGGCGTACTATGCGGCTATGATCTTTATCGAGACACCGTTCTTCACCAAGCGCCTGCGGGAGCTGCTTAGCGATGACAGCTACGCGGAGTTTCAGCGGCAACTGGCCGACCGGCCAGACATGGGCGATGTGATTGAAGGTACTGGCGGTATTCGCAAGGTTCGCGTTGCGTCTGGTGGTCACGGCAAGCGAGGCGGGTCCAGGGTCATCTACTACCACTTCACGGCGGCTTCGCAGATCGCATTACTGCTGATCTATCCGAAGAACGAGAAGGACGACCTGACGGCAGGCGAGCGCAAGGTGCTCAAGCAAATCATCGAGCGGTGGAGGTAATCACCATGAGCAAATTTTTCGAAGACCTTCTGGAAAGCGTCCAGCAGATGGACGAGATTCACCGTGGCGAACGTCAGCCCTCGCGGGAATTCGTCGTCGACTCGCTGCAGGTGAAGGAGATCCGCAAGGCGACCGGGCTGACCCAGGCCAAATTCGCAGCGATGATCGACGTTCAACTGGGTACGCTGCGGAACTGGGAGCAAGGTCGACGCGAGCCGACCGGACCGGCAAAGGCGCTGCTGCGGGCCATCCATAACGATCCGAAGCACGTCATCCAGGCGCTATCGTCCGTCTGATCACCGCCTAGTCGACTAGACGCTAGCTACGGAAATTCCACACTTTGGGCAAGGACGCTGACATGGGTTTAGACGTGCTTCTTTCCAGATCTGCTGCTCTAGAGCAGTCGCTATATAAGTGCTTTTCAGTACCTGTATATGACTCGTCCCCTAGACTGGTTGCTAGCAAGACATTGTCTGCCCTTGCTTTCGAGCATTCACAGGCGATTAAGCACTTAATAGCTGCCGGCCTTTACACGCCTGCGGCAGCGTTGTTAAGGGTCCAATATGAGTCGCTGGTTCGCTCTCTGTGGGTGCTTTATGTAGCGTCCGACTCACAGGCGGAGCTGATCATTTCAGACCTTACATACGATAGCGCGAAGAAGGGGTCCACTATTCCGATGCTCAGTCAGATGCTCGTTGCCATCGAAGAAAAGGCACCGCACGCACCGATTGAGATGCTAAAGGAATTCAAGCATTACTCTTGGAAGCCTTTAAGCTCATACGTCCATGGTGGAATTCATGCGGTGAATCGCTTCAGCCGAGGATTTCCGGCGCCGCTTGTTCACGCCATGGTCATCCATTCAAACGGGCTATTAACGATTGCGGCTAACCTTGGACTAATTGTTTCTGGCGCCCCGCCTACTGATCAGATCCCAAAAATTCAAAGAGAATTTGGAGACTGTTTGCCACCTCCTGCCGTTCCGCGCCCAGCCGCGACTGAGCCATCGCATTAGGCTGACCGGAATTCGTGGAAGGGTCCTTTCGACACTTCTTCGACATCACCAAAAGCCAGAAACGAAAAAGCCCTGTAAAAACAGGGCTTTAGCTTAAGATATCTGGAGCGGGCGAAGGGAATCGAACCCTCGTCATGAGCTTGGGAATCTATAACGGGCAAAATATCAGGGTATAACGCGAGGTATCGTAAAGGCGCTACAATCCCCGTCCTGTATGGGCTGGGGCTTCCGGCTCAGTCTCAATTTGTCCCGCCGAATTTCGTGTTAGTTCGGGACAACTGTCACCGGAAACTGTCACGCATGCTAACCGAAAAGCAGATCCGTTCGCTCAAGCCAGAAGGTCGCGATTATGTAATGTCGGACGGGCGCGGTGCGCGTGGGGAAGGGGTACTGCTGCTGAAGGTCCGAGCCAATGGCACGAAGGAGTTTTACTTTCAGTGGCACGTGGCGGGTAAGAAGAAGCAGCGCAAGCTCGGCGTGTGGCCGACGATGTCATTGACCGTTGCGCGAGACAAGTGCAAGGGTGCGGCGCCGCAGAGTGAAGCGGAGGGCACGCTGCAGAACTTGCTCGATTCCTACGTGGCCAAGCTGAAAGCCGAAGGCGCAGCCTCGGCCGGCAACGTGGAGTGGTCGCTTAAGCATTACGTCTCCGAGCCATTCCCGCACCTGGTGAAGAAGCTGGCCAGTGGGATCGAGCCCGGAGATATCCGCGACATCATCGCGGCCATGATCAAGGCCAAGGTGACCACTTACTGCAACCGAGTGCGGTCGCAGCTTCACGCTGCCTTCCAGCACGGTCTGAACCAAGAGTACAACCCGCGCGATTACCTGAAGGCCAAGGTGCGCTTCGGGCTGGCCTACAACCCGGTGGCGAGCATTCCGGTTCAGAGCGATTGGGAGCGGCCAGGCCAACGGGTATTGAGCAAGGAAGAGCTTGCGGCGCTGTGGAATGTGTTGCCGGAGGAGCTGAGCTTGGTCACAGCTGAGCTGATCAAGTTTCTCATCGCCAGCGGCGGCCAGCGGCCGGAGCAGGTAGTAGCGTCCGACCGCGCTATGTACCGCGACGACTACTACATGATCCGTAGCAAGAAGGGGGTGGAGGGCGAGCGCCAGATTCACGTGGTGCCGCTCAATGCGCTGAGCCGATCCTGTCTGGAGAGGCTGGAACCGATCTCTGGCGAAGAGGCGTATCCATTCATGGGTCGCTACAAGAACAACTCCATCAACGTGCAATCGTTGTCTCGGGCGGTGACCAAGCTGTGCGCTCGCCACCCCGACAAGTTCGAAGCACCGTTCACGCTGCGTGACGTGCGCCGGACCTGCAAAACGCTGATGGGCGTGGCTGGTATCTCCAAGGAGCTGCGCGATCGAATCCAGGGGCATGCGTTCAGCGACGTGTCGTCGAAGCATTATGACCGGTACGACTACCTGAAAGAAAAAAGCCAGGGCCTCGAGCAGTGGGCGACCTGGCTTCTAAATGTTGCGAAGGTGAACCCTTAGCGCTTACGCGGCCGCCTTGCTCCATGCCTCTGGATCCTCCATCCAGAGCCGCAGCTCAGAAGCCCGCCATCCAACGCGCCCAGGTGATAGGCGAACCTGCTTCGGGAAGCGCCCAGCCTTTATCTCCCGCCAAAGCGTCGCGTGAGACAGGGTCGTCACCTCAAGCACTTGTTCTTCTCTGAGGTAACCCTCAATCGTGACTGCCACGGTGCTTACCCCTCCTCCTGTTGCTCGTTACTTCGAGCTTCTGCATGAAGGCGTCGCAACACCTTTTCCGAAACAACGACTTCGTGTTGCGACACCCTCAAAAACTCAGCCGAACCGACCGGTCCCGCCTCATGCAGCCGATGGATCATGGTGCTGATCGCCTCGCGCTGATCGTCGAAGCCGTGCCATGCCATCAGGTCGGACAATGCCGAGCGCGTGCCGGCCGGCAGCGGCAGGCTGACGACCTGTTCGCCCAGGGCTTCCTTCCGCTGAGCCTTCTTTGCGCGGTAGTCGCGACACTTTTGTGCGTTACTCTTGGCCATGTCGCGACACCTCTTCACCGCGATGGGGCGCAGGTCGACGAGCATTCAATCGCCCGGCAACTACCGCTATCACCGACGCGGCAGCACTTTCGATCCGCGCGCGGTAAGCGGGGTGCAATTCTTCCCATTGCGTAGATGCCATAGGGGTGTTCTTGTGCAAAGCTCTGCAGGCTTCCCGCCAGTCGCTGGCGAACAGGTGTCCCTCTGCACTCTTGGCGCGTTGCTTCCAGTAGTTGGCGCGGACCTCGGCGTCGTCTCGCTCCACTTCTCGCCTGCGCGCCGCCTCACGCCAGTAGCCGCAGCCTCCGGGGCTATCCGTGCAGGCTGACAGCTCAGTAGCCAGCCTTTCGTTCTCCAGCAGCAATCGTTGAGCCCTCGCGTGGAACTGCTTTCTCGACACTTCGCTGCTCATCGCCAGCTCGAACGGCATCCCAATGATTGCTGCAGTCATTTGCTCGCTCATCATTCCTCCCAGCCCCAGGACAGCTTCGGGTTTATCGGCGGATGCGCCAGCAGTGCGCGCAAATCCAGTAGGGTGAAGTAGCCATCCATCCAGCCGGCTGTGTCGATGTGGTAGACGTTCCCGAGCACGGCCGGACGGCGAAGCGGCGTATGGCCAACCACTACGGCGCGCACGTTCTGCACGAATGATTCATCCCGGTCCGTAATGCGCTTGCGTGACCACTGGCACATGGCTGCGACGTGATCGGCTTCCGGCCCGCCTTGCTCAAGCGTCTCGATCAGGTCGTTCCAGTCGCGGCGCGGGCAATCGGCATGGACTAGGCCAACCACACCCGCTGATGTCTCGACTTCGATGACCAGCGGAAGGTCGGCTAGCAGATGGACATAACTGGCCATCTCAACCGTCGACCGTGCGTAGAGCCAGGCGCCGCCATTGGCTGCATGATTTCCTGCGCCACGCCCATCCGGATCAAATCGAAATGCTTCGATTGCCATCTGCTCATGGTTACCGCGCACGGCGTGAAACCACGACTTCCCCAGCCACTCGTCTACATGGTCCGATTCAGGGCCACGGTCGACCAGATCGCCAACTGAGAACAGCCGGTCTACAGATGGATCAAACCCGATCCCGTCCAGCGCCTGCTGCAGCTTCGTGAAGCAGCCGTGAATATCGCCAACGGCAATGTCTCTACCAACAGTGTTCGGGCTGAACTTCTTGATGATGCTCATAGGCCACCGCCATGAGGTCGAACCACTCGGCTCGATCCATCCGAACTGTGGACCGTCAGCGCCGGCGCATTGCGAACCATGGAACCGTCCTTCTGCATCGTGTAGGTCGGCACGCCATAGAGCGGGCCACCTGGCGCGAACGGATCCGGCAGCTTCTCGCGGTTCTCGGCCATCCACTTGATCATGTAGCTCATCACCGCCTCTGATAGAGGCCCCATCCTCTCCCAGAATCCGCACTTGTCGGCAAGCGGCCGGTAGACGGCGCTGTCCTCGAAGCGGTCGGTGAATAGGATTCCAAGCAGGCCGCCCTCTTCGAAGTAGCCTTGCGCCTCCTCGCGGTGAACCTGGTTGATCGCCAGCACATCAGCAACGTGCCGGAACTCCATGCGATCGGTGACGTTCAGGCGGGCGACGAACTCTCCGAATGCCCGCAGCGACTTGCGACAGCTGGATTGAAGCTCCTGTCGAAGCTCGACCAGCCGCTGGTGCTTCGCCTGGGTGAACGGAAGACCCCGGGCGAGATGCTTGATCGCGTCCACATGCTCGCGATCCAAGATTGTGCGCTCAGCAATCACCTGCCGACAGATGCGTCGGGCGACGATCAGTTGAAAGCGCACTGACTGGTTTGGCTGCTCGGCGAGGTCCAGCAAGCGACGATAGTTCGCCTTGCTTAGCAGCACGGGGGCCGTCGAGTCATTCATCGCCAGACCCTCCCGATTCCGCCACGATGCGCAGCCTGAGCGTGACGCCGCAGGCGCTGGCCAACCGTGCCAGCTCACCGACGGTGGTGGTGCTGTTCTGAAGAGCTTGCCCGAAGACGATCAGGCGCTCGCCGAGTTCACCCAGCTCGTTCTGAACGGTGAATCGGGTTCCTGCCGCTGTGTTGATGGTCATGCTCGCGCCTCCAATTCCTTGATCCTGCTGCTCAGCTGGCTGATCAGCTGATCCTTCAGGTCAACCTGAGCCTGGTCTTCCGCAAGAGTGCGCAGCAACCGCTGAACGATTTCGGAGTTCATGCTGCGGCGCGACTCTTTCGCCACCTCGGCGATGCGCTCGCGTACGCCATCAGGAAGGCGGATGACGAACTTGTCAGCGGTGCGGCTGATGAAATTCTCGGTGGTGCGACTAGACATGGCGAACACGCTCCTGAATGGCTCGGTGGATCAGCCCGCCGGCAACCGCCTCACGCTCGATCACCCGCCGCGCCGTGCGCTCGATGGCCACGAGGAGTTCCCGGCCGCGCTCGGATTCGTCCGTCGAAGTGGTGCCGATCAGATGATCGATCCCTACGATTGATGGGCGCGGGAGGTCGATTTTCTCCCGCAGCTCCCGCGATACCTGGAGGCAAGCGTCCGCAGAACGAAGCCGCCCTATTTTGCGGAGGGCATCCGCAGCGAACTCGAGAAGCGCAATGGAATTCGCGACCGGTCCGTTTCTGTCTGCGAGATCAAGCGCTAGGGCGGCGAGTTCAGTCTCGGACATGGAATTCAGCTTGTTCAT